TGGACCTGAACGACTCCAGGATCAGGAACAGGGGGGACTTCACCAAGAAGATGAAGTTGGTGGAGACGACCTACTACAAGAAGATGAAGGACATGAACAACTTCGACGAGGAGGAGTACATCATCAACTTGAAGAAGAGGATGTTGAAGATGTCCAAGAACAACATGTACCCCAAGTACTTCTCCAGCATGTTCACGGAGAACAAGGAGTTCGTGAAGGACGTGTTGAAGGAGAACCTGTTGGAGCAGCAGAGGTTGAGGAAGAAGTTCAGGAACAACATCAATTTCAAGATGCCGAAGTTGTTCAAGTCGGTCTTCTTCTACAAGAACTCCGACAAGATGCCCAACTACATGAAGGGGAACAACTTGATGTCGATGGCGGAGTTCGAGACCCTCAAGGACGGGACCTCCTTCTACTCCGGGATGTTCGACTACTCCGAGGTCAAGAACATCGAGAAGCAGGAGAAGGAGCTGGAGTACAACGAGGAGGGGATCGGCATGGACTCCAACTTGGACATGATCATGATGGAGGACTTGTTCAACTTCATGAAGGAGCCCTCGATGAGGACCGACCAGTCGGAGTACCTGTCGATGGGGTTCAAGGAGGAGATGAACGTGTTCTTGAGGTCCAACGCCTGGTCGATGATCGAGTCCATGTCGGACATCTTCGAGAACATCTGCTACTTGGAGGGGAGGAGGCACTTCTTCGACAACTCCAAGGGCCACACGGTCTGCAAGAACTTCGGGTCCTACCTGTTGTTGGTGAAGGCCGGGTCCAAGTTGACGTCCCAGAAGCAGATCAGGTACAAGGTGATCATCCCCAAGGAGAACCAGATGATGGACAACTCCAACATCATCCACTCCATGAAGGACCTCGAGGACCACAAGGACATGGTGTCGACCAAGTGGTTGTCCGCCTCGATCACCAACATCAAGCACTACTCGAAGATGAAGGAGGTCTCGCTGGCCCTGATGTCCTCCATCTTGGACAAGGACTTGGAGGACTCCAGGGGCAAGTCGAGGACGATGAACTTGATGACGAACGTGAACATGGCCTACTTGATGATCCTCATGGAGAACAAGAGGGGCACCAGCACCACCTTGCAGTTGAACCGGTACTTGGTGCACTCCGCCACGTCGTACATCTCCAACAGGGTGAAGTTGGTGTCGGACATCTTCAACGACCCGGTGAGGTCCCTCGGGGACTCGTACATCAAGCTGACGCAGGCGAGGTGGTTCAACCACATGCTGCCGTTGATGGAGAACCTCACCAAGAACAGGATCTTGAACATGACGAACACCGCCAACGACTACGACAGGTTGCACTTGCCCTCCTTCTTCGACCTGAACGAGAACTTGGAGTTCTCCAGGACGATGGACGAGATGTACCTGTGCAACTTGTTCGACAAGGAGGCGGGCTTCAACAGCCACAGGATGAAGCAGATCATCAACAAGCAGGAGATCATGGAGTTGGAGTTCCAGAAGGTCAGGAAGTCCCCGGAGAGCCAGGGCGAGATCTTGGACTTGGAGAACTTCTTGACCAACAACGACAAGTTCCACACCTTCGACTTCAAGTTCGTGGCCTCGGCGACCAGGAGGTTCTTCAAGTCGAAGGCGAACAAGGTCAAGATCAAGGAGGCCGAGATGCAGGCCCTCAACAGCGTCATCAACTCGGCCATGATGATGACGTCGTCGCTGAAGTCCGGGCCCTACGAGTCGGAGGCCTTGGAGTTCTCGGACAAGATGATCAAGTCCAAGTCCTTCCTCACCTTGTTCGAGGAGGTGGAGAAGCTGTCCTCGAGCACGTTGGCGGAGATGTGCTCCAAGATGGACACCGTGGACGCCATCTTCGCCATCTTCCCCAAGGCGCAGATCGGCGGGCCCAGGGAGATCCTGATCCAGTCCGTCCAGCTGAGGATCATAGTGAAGTTCTTGGAGACCTACGCCAAGAAGATCTCGACCACCCACGAGAAGGAGATGCTGACGAAGACCCACCAGAGGTCGGAGATCCAGTCGGACACCCTCTCCGACATGAGGGAGTCGATGAGGTCGACCATCAAGAAGGGGGACGCGGCCTTGTTCTTCTCCTTGAACTCGGACGCGTCCAAGTGGTCCCCGTCCTTCGTGATGGAGAACTTCATGGCGTTCGTGGAGAACTGGGACATCAACAACGACGTGAAGACCATCCTCTTGTCCGTGGTGTCCTCCTTCTCGTCCAAGAAGATGATGGTGCCGGACGAGTTGAAGAGGAAGTGGGACAACAAGGACAAGAACTTGAAGGAGTACTCCAACGGGGCCGAGTCCTTCAAGCAGGAGGCCTACAACAACAACTACGTGGTGGAGCTGATGTCCGGCATGGGCCAGGGGATGTTCCACTACTTGTCGAGCTTGTACCACTGCGTCATGGACGACTTGTCCGAGGAGGTCACGAAGGACGTCTTGGCCAAGGCGTTCAAGACCTCCCTCTACCAGAAGGTGTTGAAGTCGTCGGACGACTCCACGACCATCGGGATGTTGATGTTCGGGAAGAACTTGAACTTCACGGACGACGTGCTGAAGAACTACTTGTTCTTGTACGACTCCATGCACAGGTTGTCGAACATCCACACCAACTGGAAGAAGTCGGGGATGAACTTCATCATCTCCGAGTTCAACTCGCTGTTCTCCATCGGGAAGAGGATGGTGTGGGCCACGATAAAGGACATCTACACGGCCAACTCGATCCCCGACTTGACCTCCCCCGAGGAGGCCGTCATCTTCATGAACTCCAACTTGAGGAGGGCGTTCGAGCACGGGGTGTACTTGACCACGATCAACACCATGATGAAGTTGTGCAGGGGCCAGTTGAAGAGGTACTACAGGTTCTCCAAGGAGGACATCTCCTCGTTGACGATGAAGTTCAAGTGCAACGAGAACATGTTGCCCTACCAGTTGGGCTTCTACCCCATGGAGATGCCCATCGAGAACATGTTGTTCGGGGTCGAGGTGAACATGTTCAACGTGAACAACTCCGAGGAGCTGAACAAGTTCTACAACAACCTGTACACCGCGGAGAAGTCCACCCCCGTGTCCTTGTCGAAGAACGTGGTGCCGTTCTCCGAGGAGGCGGTGGGGAAGTTCTGGTACGAGTTGCCCTCGAGGTTGGACAAGAGGCTGATCGACTTGAAGAACACCTTCTTCAAGGACATGCTGATGATGGACTCCGAGTCCATCAACAAGTCGATGGAGAGGAACGCCTTGAACTTCAACTTGAGCATCGGGGACATGAAGAACTACAACCAGTACACGATGGAGTACTTCGTGGGGATGAACAGGAAGTACGAGTTCCAGGAGACCATGGTGGTCCACTCCTTGGTGAGGGCCTTGCAGTTGTCCACCTCCAAGGGGAACATGTACCCGAAGCAGTTCCTGGAGAGGTTCGACATGGAGGAGATGAACAAGTTGAAGGTCAAGTTCGAGGACCCCGAGTTGACGAAGGAGGAGAGGGACAACGTGGTGTTGGAGTACAGGGAGAAGGAGAAGGAGCTGGAGAACCACAAGTGCGACATCCACGAGTTCACGGACTTCATCATGAACAGGTCCTCGACCAGGAAGTCCTCCTTGTCCTTCTACAGGCAGTTGGAGAGGGTGGCCAAGAACCACAAGTTCGTCCTCGACTCGATCCAGGACATGAACAAGGTGACGAAGTTCTACCACCCCTCCATGAAGACCCTCAGGTTCTACGCCACCGACATGCTCTTGAACTTGAGCTCCGAGGAGATCATCAACTACTTGTTCGACAACAAGAAGGAGTTGTCGAACTCCATGGAGATGGCGGTGGACGAGTTGTGCCAGATGTCCGACCAGGAGAACAAGTCCAGCATCTACGAGAACCCCTTCCAGTTCGTCAAGAACTTCATGAAGAAGTCGGACAGGCCCTTCAAGGACTTCAAGGACTTCCTGAAGTTCAACCAGAGGAGCATGAAGTTCTTGAAGGTCACCATGTTGTCCGACACCTTCGACGCGGGGAGCATGGAGGAGAACATCCTGAACTTGTACAAGACGAGGTTCAGCCCGAGGTACACGTTCGAGAAGAAGTCCGAGGGGTGGAACCAGG